GTGGACGGTATTTAATTACCCGCCAGCGACAATGCAAAGTAGCAGCATAGTTGTAGCTCCGGCTGACCCATACATAAGCCCCAGCAATAACTCATATGCCAGCATTTCGCCTATGGCTAATTTTAAAATTATTATGACCGTACCTATGTTTGATAACGCTTCAAACCTTATAGGTATTGAAGATACGATAGTTGCCGTTTTTAACAAACTGGCAAGTAGCAGTATCGTTTTCAATGTTACCGCTGTTAGCGCTCCAAGCGTTTTAAGCGTTGCTGCAGGTGACTATCTAACGGCAGATTTACAAATATCCATACTAACTAGCTGGACATAGGAGACATAATGGCCTGGGCAGAAGAAGACTTAGCCTTTTTCAAAAGAATTGGGCAAGAAGTACCAAAACAAAACGAAGAACCGAAGCAAGATAAACCAACTAAAGAGAAAGTAGAGGAGTAGGCCGTGAGCGTATTTCTATCCAATGGCGTACAAGTTACGCTTAATAGCGTTGTATTGACAACGAATACAACCAGCGCAACCATTAACCGCAGCTTTGATGAGCTAGAAGTAACAGCTATGGGCGATACTGCTCACAAGTTTGTTAAGGGCTTAGAGGCTAGCACCATCACTTTAGATTTTCTAAATGATGATTCTGCATCAGGTGCCGGCTCAGTCCGTACAGCTTTGCAGTCTGCCTGGGGTACAACAGTACCTTTGACATTAAAGCAAACAAACGCTGTAGTCTCAACAACCAATCCGCTATATAGCACAACTGTTTTGGTAAATAACACCACAGACATTAACGGCGCTGTAGCAGATATTGGCACTCAGAGCATTACATTTACTTGTAACTCACCAATCGTAATTACAACTACACCATAAAAATAAAGAAAAGGGGCTAATACAATGGCAAAACTCAAAATAACAAGGGCTGACGGTACGGTATCTGAGCATCAGATAACGCCAAAAATCGAGTGGGCCCTTGAGTTGTATGCAAAGAAAGGTTTTCATAAGGCCTTTCGTGACGATGAAAAACAGTCTGATGTTTACTGGTTGGCTTGGGAATGTCTCAGGTCAGACGGAGTTGAAGTACCTGTTTTTGGCGCTTCATTTTTAGATACATTGTCTAAGGTTGATGTATTGGACGATGACCCTTCGCAATAGTGGGGCGCGGGAGTTTTGGATATTTGGTAGCACAACTTGCTATTGAAACCGGAATCGCGCCCCAGTATTTGCTAGACCTAGATGATGCAATGTTTAAAAATATGTTGAAGGTGCTTAACGACAGAGCTAAGGAGATGCAAAATGCCAACCGAAGTAAAGGGCGTCGTTGAGCTACTCAAAGCCTCTAAAGAGTTTGCGCCTGACTTATTAAAGCAATATCAAACTGAGGTAGGTAATGCTTTAACTACTGTCGTAACTAAAGCTAGAGGATTTATACCGGCCGATGCTTCATTACTTTCAGGCTGGTCTAAACCTCTTTCTTCCGATGCTGCTAATTACAGAGCTTTTCCTAAGTTTAATTCAGGAGAGGCTAAGCGTAAAATTGGTTATAAGACTACGCCTACTAAAGCAAACAAAGCGGGCTGGTCATATCTTGCGCGTATTGTAAACGCCTCAGCCGGCGGTGCTATTTATGAGACTGCCGGACGTAAAAACAAAGACGGGCAACCAAACTACAAGCGTAAAAGCGTTGTTTATCGTACTGGCGGTAATGGCCCTGGCGATTTTCAGATTAACTATTATGAAGAAAAAGACAATTCATACCGTAAAGGTTTCAATAACTCGCTTAATCCCAATGCCGGTAAACAATTTATAAATAGCCTTAACTCTACTGGCCAGTTAGTCAATGCTAGGCCTAAAGGTTTAACAGGTAACCCAGGGCGTAAAAGTACTGGACGCGCTATTTACCGTGCCTGGGCCGAAGATGAGGGCAAAGCTAATGCCGCCGTATTAAAAGCTATTGAAACAGCCGGCTTTAACTTTGAGAAAAAGGGGTTTGTTTTTAGAGGGAGAGCAAAATGAGCGATGTATCCATAAATATAGTCTCCCAATTTTTAGGACAAAAAGCCTTTGATAAAGCTGGAAACTCAGCTAATAAATTAGCTAGCAACGTTAAGCGCGCTTTAATTGGTGTCGGTTTCGAGGAGTTTGCTCGTAGGTCCGTTAACGCGTTTGCTGCCAATGAAAAAGAAATGGCAGGCCTATCTAACACCTTAAAAAATCTAGGTTTGGAAATGCAAAACGCATCCGTAGCTTCATACCTAGATAAATTAGCTTTAGCTACAGGAGCCCTAAAATCAGAATTAGTACCGGCATTTCAGACTTTAGCAGTTACTACTAAAGACACAGCCGATGCAACAACTTTACTTAATCTTGCTATGGATATATCGGCCGGCTCGACAAATAGCTTAGATAGCGTAATTTCAGCATTATCAAAGGCCTATAAAGGTAATGTTGGAGGACTTGGTAAGCTAAACGTTGGCCTTGATAAGACAATCCTGGCAACGGGTGACCTACAAGAAATTGTTGCATACCTCAGTAAAACATTTAGCGGCCAATCAAAAACTGCGGCTGAGACCTTTGCCAACCGCGTATTGCGTATTAAAACAGCGGTTGAAGATGCACAAGAGGCTTTTGGTAAAGGATTAGTAGATAGTCTTACAATTCTTACTAACTCTGAAAGCATAGATGATTTACAAAAGAAGATTATAACTTTTGGTACCGAAGCCGGTGAAGCATTTAGAAAATTAGCAGGTTTTGTAAAAGATAATGAGACTGCTCTTAAAAACGTGGCTGCTATTTTAGCTGGTATGTTTATTGGTTCTAAGATTACCGCTGGTATTTATGTACTAATTGGTGGGTTAGAGGCACTTAGCGCCACAATGCGTATATTAAGAAATACGGCTGTAGGAGCTTATATTGCTGAAATGGCCGTACTTAATCCTTTGGGTGGCCTAGCCGCAGCTGCGGGTATTGTAGCTACTATCTATGGTGTTACTAAAAGCCTGGATATGTTATCTAATAAGTTTGATGAAGTAGGCAAAAAATCTATAAATATGGGTAAAAATCCTATTCAGTCCGGCACTTACTTAGCTACAACTAAGAAATTAGTTAACTATACTAAAGTTTTAACAGCTGAAGAATTAAAACAATTAAAAGCTAAACAATTAAAACTAGCAATAGATAAAGCAAACCTTGCGTTAGGTAAAGGTACAGATGTTTTTGACTTAGAAAAAATCCAACTTAATGCGGCTTTAATTGGACAGGCTGAGGCGCTTGGTAAGGCAACAACTGGGGCGCAGATTTTAGCTATTACCAATGATGTACAGCGCTTAAAGATTAAACAAGATATTTTAGCTTTAGAGGATGCCATAGCATCCCAAGATATAAAGCGCATAGAATCCGCTACTGCGACACTTAATGCAGACTTAAAGGTATTGGGTACTTTACAAAGCCAAAGTTTTACCATTTTAGGCATTAAAGGCATTTTAGATACCTTAAAGCCTAAATCTCTTATTGACCAAGAAAATCTAAATATAGCTTTAGACAAAATACGCGAAATGTTAAGGTTATTAGCTCAAACACAAACATCCGTAGTTGCTGGAGGCAAAAGTACTCGCGCTGTAAGTGGCATCCCTGAAGGCGATTATGTACCTCCTGTAGTTTTTGACCCTAGTACATCTATAGATGCAGTTATAGAATATGCCGATGCTGCAACTGAACGCGCTACAGCTTTTGCCATTTTGCAAGAGCAAGAAAATTACGCAGCTTATTTATCTCTTATTGAGTTTCAGAGAAAACTAGGAGATTTAGGCGGCTACAGTCCTGATATGAACAGAGGCGGCGGGTATGGCTATAACTCAGGCTCAACTGTAACTGTTGAAATTGTAGATAAGACAAGCGGCCTAATTGAAGTAGTACAAACTGCAGTACAAGAAAATAACAGGTTTGGCAATAACCTTAATTTTGCTGGGGCGATATGACCGTACCTGTAATAAATGCGGTAATTAACTTTTCAACCGGTCCTAGTTTCGCACAGTCAATGATTTTAGGCTCAGGTATATTGGGTACTAATATCCTGGCCGATGCAGCTAGTGTTATTGTGGACGTTTCGGACGTGGTAGATAGTATTGAAACCAAACGCGGCCGTAACTCACAGGCTGACCAATTCCAAACGGGTAGCCTTACTATGCGTATCGTTGACCAAAACGGTGATTTTAACCCACAAAACCCAGCTAGCCCGTATTACAACCTATTAACGCCTATGCGTAAAGTACAGATTACAGCTACATACGGTGCAACTACTTACCCTATCTTTGCTGGCTTTATCACTAGCTATACAACTACTACACCTAAAAATGCTAACGATGTGGTTTATACCACTATTACGGCTGTAGATGCTTTTAGACTCGCACAAAATGCGCAGATAAGTACAGTTGCGGGCACCCCAGCGGGTCAGCTTAGCGGTGCAAGAATTAACGCCCTACTAGATGCTATTAGCTGGCCTGCCTCAATGCGTGACGTAGATACGGGCCTAACCACAATGCAGGCAGACCCAGGCACAGCTCGTACAAGCCTTGCAGCTATGCAAACCGTAGAGACTAGCGAGTACGGCGCCTTGTATGTAGATGCAGCTGGCTCGTTTGTCTTTCAAGATAGAGCCGTTACAGCTGGTAGTAGTGGAGCTACGCCTACAGTATTTAACGATAATGGTACAGGTATAGGTTATTTTAATGCGGTGTGGCGCCTTGACGATACTCTAGTTTACAACTCAGCCAGTATTACCCGCACAGGCGGCACAGCTCAAACAGCCATAAACCAAGCCAGCATAGATAAGTACTTTGTGCATAGTTACAACCAACAAAACCTACTTATGCAAACCGATGCCGTGGCCTTGGACTATGCACAGGCATACGTGGCATCTAGGGCTGAGACCAGTATTAGATGCGATGCTATACAGCTAGACCTTTACACAGATAATTACACGGCTGGCACGGTTGCGGCGTTAGGGCTCGATTACTTCGACCCTGTAACTATTACCACTAACCAACCTGGGGGCTCAACCCTTACTAAAACTTTACAAGTGTTTGGCGTTGCTCAGAGCATTACGCCTAACAGTTGGAAAACAACACTTACTACTTTAGAGCCTATTATTGACGGCTTTATACTAAACTCATCCCTATACGGTTTGCTTGACAGCGGCGTATTAAGTTACTAAGGAGATAGGACTATGGCAGCTGGATTAGGTTTTAAGACCTTTACTACTGGCGAGGTACTTACGGCAGCTGACACTAACGGCTACCTAATGCAAGGCGTTTTGGTGTTTGC